TACTGTAAAAACTACTCACCGCTGGAAGAAACACAGCATAGTCGTTTTGTGCAGCAGTTAGATTATGCTGGTTGTCTGTTTTCATTTGTGGCTAGTGTCTTTACTATTTGGAATTTTTCATAGGCATCACGCAGCGCAGGTGACCGCGCCATGAGTTCTTCAAGCTCTTGCTCTTCTTTGTGCTTTGCAATGGCCCACTTAATTGCTGCCTCTGCGTCTGCGTTCAGTCCCACCATGGTATGTGAATTGCTGTAAGTGGCCCAGTTGTAGCCATCAAACACCTGTAGATTCTGACTCATGGGGTCATATCTCAAAGTGCCTGCTGAGGGCGGTGTGCTAGGCGCTGTGGTGGCCTGAAAGTATGGGCCAACAGCAGCAAACCCGCCATGAACCTGTAGATAAGCACTGTTAGACGAAATACTTTTGATCATTTTTGATGTGCTGGCATGATGTAACTATAAGTGGCCAAACCTGAATCTACCACGATTTCAGCAGCACCACCATCAGAAAATTTTACTCGTTTGTCGCCATTGAGATTCAAAATTGATTGTACCACTGTGACTGGGTAAGCCCAGGGACGCTTGAGTACGCCACTTACTCCGGCATGAAACACAAAGTTACCAGCATGCGTGCTGTGATCACCAAACAAGAATTTTAGATTCTGTTTGTCTACCTGCACTTGCAGCAAGGGCTCATCTGAGTTGGCTTGTGCCTGCATACGCAGGCTTTGAATTGATGTCACAGTGGGTTCAAATTCCACGTCCCAGTTCACGCCTTTGAACTTTACATCTTTTACCTGTGTGCTCACAATGTCAGCAGACATGAATCTATAGGTGTTATGGAAGTCACCGGTTTGATTTTCAAAGTGAACTCCATCGGGGTCACCATTGGCTTTCTTGGTAATGCTTAACTTGGCGTTTTCTTTGTACTCAGGTAAGTTCAACATAATCTTGAGTTTGCCAAGATTGGGCATGCCAAAGTGTCCAATGAATTCTGCCACTGGTGTGTGAAAGCGTCCATCTAACACTACGTTTTTGTCCTGTGCGTAGCCAAATATAGTGGTTTCTTTGTCAGTGCCGTCGATCTTGATAAGATCAATGCAGCCAAGGTCATAGGTATGTTCTACTAGATCAAGTAATTGGTCTCTCATGTGTTCTCCTTGTGTTAATTGTAACAGATCTATTTAGATTGTTCAAGTGTCTTAGGAACAATTTTTGCCAAGGTCTGTCCACCACGCAGTGTGGTTATCTCTCCGGGTTTGGTAAGATGCATCCAAAACAAACCAGTGGGAGTGTCTTCTGATTTTATGTGCCGATATCCTAGACTCTCGGCTAGATTTTCCAGCATACCACCTGGTGTGTAACAACAAAAAGAACTTTCACTGAGTTTGACGCCATAGCTGAGATCACAGTTGTTGAATGTAAACACCAAACTACCACCAGGACGTAGTTTGTGATAAAGTTCAGATAGGTACTGTTTTATTACTTCAAAAGGTCTAAAATTAAAAAAGTAGTAGGCATAAACCAGTCCTAGTTGGCCATTGGGCACAAAGTCAAACATAGAATTCTGTTGTTCACGCAGTGTATAGGTTCTAAGATGTCTTTGATATCTTGGGTTAAATTGATCTAGTGCAGGTCGGAGCAGATCATGATCGGTGTCTACTATATACAATGGGTGACAGGGCACCAACCATCTTATATGATTTTCTCGTCCAGGCCTGATACACATTGCAGGGTATCTCCAGTCTGAAAGATTTTTCACACAGTGTTTGAGTGCATCAAGCTCTATGTCAGGAACTGAAAGTCTACGGTTGAGAATATACTCCACGGTTTCAAAAGAACTTTCCTGCGTATACCAGTTATAACTACGTGCAAAATAGTCTGGTTCAACTCTAGCAATAAGATCATTTACGCCTTGTATTACAGTTTCCAAGGTGCTTTCAAATTGACGTAGACTGGTGTGCACCTGACTGCAACTCTGTTCAACCAAGCGTTCAAATTCATTCCGCACACTGATATCATGTCTTACATTCCTTAGCTGTAGATCAATGTAGTTGTCCAATGCCCAGCGGTATTCACCATTGGTATTGCGAACCAAGTTGTTGCGATAATGAATTAGATCACTGAGTTTCATGCAAACTCAAACAGATTCTGGAATGTGTTGGTTGTGTTAGTTGAACTGTCAAGATCCCATTCCAACACACCCAATAGGTTGTCAAGCTTGCCATCAATCACAGTGGCTTCCATGCCGTTGTCATCAAATGGCAGTTCTTTGAACCACTGCGGCAAGTGAAGTTCATCTGTGGGATAGGCAATAGATGTCCATCCCAAAGGATTGTTCTTGAGCTTGCAAACAATCACCTTGGCACCGTCCATGATCTGCTGTGAATAGTTGTCACTCATCATCTTGCGCATCACGTTCCAGTTCATGGCTGCTCGCACATGTCCAGGCATGTTGGTTTTGCCTTCGCGCTCTTCGGCCTTCACAAACTTGGTAAGATTGTTCACACGCTTGGGCGAGCCTTTTTCCCAGCCCGGGCGTTCTTTGAATTCAAACTTGAACTCTCGAATTCTATCCACTATCTGTTCACGACTAGCACCTTGTAGCACGTCATTGAGTATGGAACTCAAAAAGTCTTGAATGATCTTGGGAGTATCTGAACGCTTGAGATCAAGTCCCATGGCCTTGACCTTGCCAGGTTTGCCATTTACGTCCACACGCTTGTTTTCTTTGTCGATGTACATCACTGCATATCGCTTCTTGGTAATAAACAAGCCCTTGGTGGCAACAAGTTCGCGGCCGCCGCGTATCACTGTGCCCATTTCCCTAGGCACATGAAACGCCTGTTCCATGAACGCAGGAAAACTTTCATTTACCTGATCCGCGATGCCATTGTAGAGTTGAATACAGGTATCACTGTTCCATTGCATGCGACCTTCCGCTACTTCTTTTTGCAGCACAGGCCATGCGGAAAAATAACAGCTATCTGTATCACCATAGATTATGGTTTCTCCGACGTGGTCGTATTTTCCGGTGATGCATTCGTTGACGTAGGCGTCCATGTGCCGGGCGATCGCACGTCCAGTAAGAGTAGTAGACTGGCCAATGCGCTTATCAAAAAACCTACAACCGGGGTTAAGAATAGCGCCATACAAACTATTAAGATTAATCTTCTTGACGAGTTGGCGCTTGTCCCAGTATTCAAACTTTTCATCATCTACTCCTTCGTATTCTCTAGCTTTTTTCTGCATGTCTTTGCGTTCAGCATACCAACGTTTGAGTAAGCCTGGCACCACACCTTCACGTTCATATGTAAAGATAGTACCATTGGCTGACAGCATCCAGGGTTGGCGACTGTCAAAAATCATGCGCCAGACTTCAGCAGCGGAGTGCACAGACTCTGTGCCATCCTGCCAGTCAATAATGATTTCCGTGCCACGTTGCTGTTCCATTACAGCAGTGTATTCAAGAGTACCAAACAGGCCTTCCCAGCTAGCAGCAAAGCTCATTTTGTCTTGCTGGCGCTCTTGAATGTAACGATTGGTCATGTGCGGTCTGAGCTGACCAATAATGGTTTCCGGGGCCATGTTAAGAGCACGGATCGCTGAGGGATACAGCGAATTGATGTCAATGGAACCGATCCACTCATGAAGGCCTTTTTTGGGATAAGCAACATAGGCACCTGCTGCTTGCGTGTCGTCATCACTGTGTCTCTCCTGTCGGTTGGGTACAACCAGACCACGTTCATGTGCTTCGTTGATAATGGCCTGTTCAGTAACTGCCACAGCGCCCATGGTAGTGGGCAGCAGCACAGTGTTTTCATGTGCCAGCGTGTTGGCTAGATCCAGAAACCTTAGCTTCTTATCCAGTTCGGCCAGGCCGTTTACGTCCTGTCGGTTATACTCAATGAACTTGCGAAAGTCTTGATTGTACAGTTGATCCAGAGTGCCTTCATACTTGGTCTTGCCTTCTAGTTCTTCATATTCAAGAATGCTGTCAAGACTATAGGAGTGACGTTCTTCGTATGTGTACTTTCTATAGAGCTGCATATAGTCCATGTGCACTCGGCCCACAAGGTCAAAGGTCAGAGCTTCTGCACCAAAGCGTTCAAAAGTACGCGACTTGGGAAACTGCCCCCACAGACAGAATTTGCGTGTATCATCTTTGCTGAGCACACGAGTCACTCGCTGCACAGTATAAGGAATATCATAGCCTTCCGAGTTCCAGCCTGACAGTACATCAGCATCATCTATTAGATCAAGGAACATCAACAGCATTTCTGCTTCGGTATCAAACAAAAAAGTGTTAGGGAAATCTTGCACAAGTTCCTGTGCACTTTGTTTGCTGAGACTGCGTGGTGGCACGGCCATGGTCACAAGTTGGTCAAGCCAACCTAGATACACCGTGATTGAAGTTATAGCATTAAAAGGATCGTCTGGTCTGCTGTATCCACGCTCGGGATCAAAGTCTACTTCAATGTCAAAAAACGCGGCGTGTAGTTTGGGAGCGTCTTGACCTTTGTAGTTTTCTTCTAGACAGCGAAACAGTGGATTGATGTCTGATTCATAACACTGTTTTCCACTCTGCATGCGAAGTTCTTTGCGGAACTCCTTGTTGCTGCGTGTGGAAAATCTAGAAACCGGCGTTCCATATATGCTTTGGAACTTGCCTCTTGGGTCATCATAGTAGAACACATAGTTAGCAGAATATTCTTGATAACGACGTTCGCCATTGCGGCGTTCTACAACATGTATACGATCATGTTCTCGGTCAAACAGTGCATCTACATAGCTCATTCATTCTCCATGTGTGATTTATAGCCCACACCACTCTGCATGCCGTTTTTGGTCCGGCGAGACCCAAAATCAACCACGAGTTCACAGAGCCTGGCAAGCTGTAAAGCCAAATACATTGTGACAAATACAGTAATACCAAACCCTATCCAATAACTAATTATCGTCGCAGCAATAAACCACATCAAAGAGTTTTACCAACTGTGGTAAGAATAGTTTCCAACAGCTCGTGATCCTGTTGTGCTTTGCCAAATTCTGCTTTGTGTGCGATCTTGATTGCTCGTTTCAATACAGCAGGTTTGATTTCAAGTTCTTCGGCAATGGCTTTCACAGTGTCATTTAGTCCGCCATTGAGCGTTTCCACTTCATGCATGACCTGCATGCCTTCATTGATCAACTGTACAAGTTTGGCTTTTTGTTCAGCGGAAAAATTCATGTTACTCATGATACCTCCTAGTCAAAGAATCCCAAGTATACACAGTCTCACAGCGTTTGTCAACTATCATAGCCTAATAATACCGGAGTTTGACAATTCTCAAACCGCACTTGTTTGATCAAATCACGATCAGATTCAAAGAACTCACATACCCTGGCAAGATATGCAGGATTGTTTAACAACACACTGCGAAAGTATTGTCTGGGTATGCTTTTGCCATTGCTCAAACTACTTGCATTCTGTGGCTCATGATCAGTGATATCAATACCAAAGCGTTGAGCAAAGTAGGCACAGAACTCTGATCTAAAATCACTATTGATGTACCAAAAATCGCAGCGATCCCAATCAAGTGCATGGATAAAAAATGCCTGGCGTTCGGTATGGTCATCCAGTCTCACTGTGTCAAAAATAGTGTCTAACAAGGCCAGGTTGTTGCGTACAAAATCTAGTCCAGTATGCTGCGGTAGCCTATAGGTTAACCACGTGGCTAGGCCACTGAGCCAACGCTCCACAGGGTCTCTCAACCACACAATGATTTTATGCGAATCTGGAATTTCTGGTGCGCGATTTGGTCGGAACCCTGCTCGGGCAAATACCTGTTTGCCCCAGCTGCTGGCATTCACAGGTATGTGCAGATAACTTAGTTCATGATCTGATGATACCATGGCACTGTGCAATCGATGTTCGGGAAAAAAATGAAATGATTTGATCATGTGGGTCAACTAATAAGTATTGTTGTTATTTAGACCCTGCGTGAACTCCCCTTATATAAACACTAGACTGCGTATCATTGTGGCCCGTCCCGGAGCACGAGGCGATTTCCTCGCAGGATGGCTAGGCACACTGCCAGACTCAGTGGACACACTATGGCGTATTGATCTTGTGACTGGACGTAGCCTTGGTCTGATGACCTGCTTCAAACACCTTGATAATGAACCAGCAGACAGTGAAGCATTACACAGAGTGCTGGCATCTAGAAACTATCAACTAGACCCCACTGCACCTTTTGTGTTTAACATGGCCTGTCATGGTTATGAACTAGAAAAAAAACTAGCAGATGCCACACAGGTAGAGATTGTGCAGATAACAGATAACAAAAACCAAGATAAGATCAACTGGGAATACACAGTAAAGACCTGGTTCTCGTCTGACCGACAAGAGCACAATCTACGTGATCATGAATTTGGCCAAGCTGATCGCACCATGCCAAATACCACTGATTCTCAGCGGGCACACGCAGTCAAACAGTTTGCTAGATCCTGCGCTAGAGCGAATGTGGATCAAGCACTGCCAGGTCTTGATGTTATAAAACTAGACTATAACCGTTTGTTTGTGCCTGGCGGTAGTAGACTCATCGAGCGAGCACTGCGATTGAACCTAGGCACACGTTATCATATGCTGTGGAACACACAGTTATATTTTGCAGATAGTCACGGTACATATACTCAATTTGACCACACATGGAAACCCAACAACTACCTGACCTAGCTAGTTTCGTAATGAGTCTTTCAGGACAAGACCTAGTGTTACAATTTCCCATGGATGATCAAAGCATTAGACTTGCACACATTCAATCTGGTAACTTTATCAAACAGACTTTGCCAAGTGCTGACAATCTTCGTGAACACTTTGCTGGTTATCATGCATCACAATGGCAAGAGTGCGATAAAGTTGATGCATGGGACTTACCAGAAAACGCTAGAGTATTAGATCTTGGATCCGGACTAGGTGTGCTTGATATAATACAGGCTCTACGCAGATCTGATTTAAGATTTTGGTTGGTTGATCGGAGCCGTGATGAATATCATGACAATCCTATATTGCATGGATCGGATCATCCATACTACAATTCATGGCTTACAGTTGAACACTTGATCCAGGCCAATGGTCTAGATCGCAAACGTTTTGTGCTGCAACCGCCAGACGGACCTTGGCCTCGTGAACTTGATCTTATTATCAGCACATGGTGCTGGTGTTGGCATTTGCCCTTAGAGGTTTATATAGATTCTGTGTTAAATTCATTGGCCCTAGGAGGCAAACTGTGTGTGGACATCAGACATCAACACTTTGAAGAGATTTCATCACAGATATCCACGCACATGAATTCCCAACCAAGAATCACGGAATATCAGGGACGCCCGTGGATTTCAGATCCTAATCCACACGGGTATAGATGCTGCTGGGTGCGTCAGTAGCGAGATTGAAACACATGATGATGTGGATTTTTTGAATGTCTACGCGGACGATCACCGCCTACTTTAAGGTACATGCCTCGGGGAAGTTTATGACTGTGTTGATTAACAAAGTATGCAATGGCTCTACTACGTGTATGAATCAAACAGTCACCATATTGATTGCACACATGATACCATTCTTCGTTGTCAATCCATCTAGTGAAGATCATTATTATTATTCTAGCTCACTTTGGAACAAGAGGTAGCGGTTCTAGTTCCCAGGCAGCAGCCGCCTACGACCACAACTTACGGTCCTAAGGTGGTCATCAAGAAAGATCGGTGCCGCGTTCTTCAACGTAATCAGTGTCTGTACTTGCTCCACGACCACGACGTCGTGCACAGTACATCTCACAAGCCATGCTGGCTTCTTCAACACTTTCAAAAGCAGTTGGTAGCATTTTTTCCTGCATTGTTATTCTAAATCCATCGTCTTCGTTGCCGTGTATTCTCAACACCTTGCCATCATCAGTGGTAATGGTGCGTACAGGCAAGAATTTTTCAATGTCTGGTTTGGCCAGATCATTTTTGGCCTTGCGTATCAAACTACGGTCACGTCCTAGTAGTTCGTCTTCCACACTGCGTAGGTAATCACTAAGATCACGTTTGATTTTGCCCAGCATGTCTTCTGCTGCTATGATCTGTTCCTGCATACCTGGAGAAGGTTTCACAGAGTCTTGCTTGACTTTTTGTGTGAGCAGATCCTGATAGGTAGGAAATGTTTGACTGGTTGTGGGTTTGAACTTGCCGGTGACTCTTGAACCTAGCTCTTCGCCCGGATCAAGTGCATATTTGTCAGGTACCTGAGATGGAGTGCTTATACTCATTATACCAGTGCGTGGTTCTTCATTGGTTTTTTCTTTGTCACGTGGATAACCTGTGCGTATGTCTAGACTATATCCTGAAAGACCTTGCTTGTCCAA